TCTTCATTTTTAAAATCACCACTTTTAAATAAATTCCTTATAAGATCATACTCCTGTATACAGGTCAATTTCTTGGCACCCTCGATATATTTCTCAAGCTGCGAGCCGCGAACATAGCCGTTATACTTGGGTTTTGTTTTATCGAATAACTCAACCTTAGGATCAACCAAAACAGAACCTTGCCGGGTATAGTTACCATTCAACATCTCGAAATGATCAGCCAAATAAGGCGTCCCATCCAGCAGATTCAACTGAGTAGCATGCCAGGCACCATCCTGCTGAAGGAAACGATAACCCAAAAGCAAATCACTCAACACATCGTAGCAACTCATCGGATCACCATCGCTACCCACATAAACTTCCACATTCACATATTGCTGAAACAAGGCATTTTCGGCACGGTTCATACGCGACTCATACATACCTGAAGCCACATACAAAGGCAAATTCTCAGAACCAAACTTCTCTAAAATAAGCTCAAGCACCTCTCGCTTATTCATGCGGCCTGTGTACCAGGAACCATCAGCCTGAAGGAAATCGATTTCCTGCAACAAACCCAAGCCACAAATGGCCTGTAATTCGATATCGTATGGCGGATGCAAAAGCGGCTCACTGTAATCATCGGGCGTGACATAGCCATTGAAATACAAGCTATCGTTTAAGAATACCTGGCATCGTGTCTTTTGTGCATCACTGCCAAATATACCAGCCAACTGTCCATGAGTAGACACCTCAATTTGTAACTGAGCCATAAAGGACTTAAGCTGCTTATGCTTATCATCGCCCTGATTATTTAATGTGAAGTTGGCAGGATCACCACCAGCTGATAAGTGAGTGACCGCACCTGTATAATCCTTTTGCGACAACTCAATTCGCCAATTGCCCTTATAGCTTTTAAATTTTATCTCGAATGCTTTCCCGTACATATCTTATCCTCTCCTATTAACTTGCTTCATTCCACTCTGTCCAACTATTGCAATATGATCGCCTCTAAGCTTACCAGCAACATTTACGTTAACATTCATCTGAGCATTTGCAGAACTTGCTGGCACTGCCATACCTCCCGAAGGAACGGGATTGCTCGTGTTGGCTGACGAATAAGAACCATAAGTCGCTGAAGTTGCTGGAGCACTACCACCGCCACCTGGTCCTGAACTACCCAACGAAGTAAGAGCCGCACCAATGGCAACCAAAGCCACACCAGCTGCAATCTTTGTAAACGGATCCATCGATGTCAAAAAAGCTTGCTCAGCAATACCATAAGCAATCAGCATTTCTCCAAACTGCTTTAAAAAACCACCAAATTGAGAAAGTATATTATCGAAGAACTCAGCAAAACTGATATCACCAGCCGCCATCTGACCAAAGCCCTCGGCAAAGGTGCCAACCATATCAGCCATGCCCTGAGCAATAGCTGCATTCATCGAATCAATCTCAGCTTGAACGGCATCAGCTTCCTCGGCAAACCAATCGGACATCGCCCACAAATCTTCACTATTCGAGCTCTCAACCTGACCTAATTTCTTAGGTGGTTCCCCCCCCTTCTCAGTGCCTTTTTTGTAGTTGACTTTTATATCAACTTCCTTATCGGTTAGCTTATCGAGATTCAAGCCTAAATCACGAACAATCTCATTAACCTCAGAGGTTTTCGTTTTCACCTTTGTGGTTAAATCGCCGTGCTTTTTTATGTTATCAGCAATTAAAGCTTCCATATGTACGCGCTTATTCAATAAGCCCTCATACTCGGTTTGAGTTGCCTTAATTTCGTCCGTTACTTTTTTGTAGTTCTTTTTAGCATCTTCAGCCACGGTAGCTGCTTGATGAGCCCAACTTGCTTCAATTTTACCAGCTTTTTCAAGCTCGGCAATCATTTCTTCAAATGTGTTGGCTTCAAATTTAGTATTGGTTAATTTACCCTGATCTCCTAAAACTTTAAACGTGTTTGTAAGCGATTTAACTTGGGCATCTTGCTCACGATATAAGGCGTTTAATTCCTTTTCCTTCTCGGCAGCATCTTCCTGAATAATTGCTAAACGAATACGCTCAACATATTGTTTATTCACTTGCTCCAATCGGGTTTTAATATCATCGAGCTTTATTTTTTCAGAATCGAGACCTGATAAAAAGGCAGGATACTTCTTGGTAATCTCACCCAGCATTCGCTTGCGCTGATCTTCTTTATCCCAAACAGCAATTAACGATTTGCTTAAGAGATTCAATTCGCCTTTTTCTTCTCGGATTTTATCGGCTACCGGTACACGAACCCAATCACCCAAAGCTTTAATACCACGAGAGATTATTGGAGTCATCTCGTTGAACTTTTTGGCATAGGGCTCCATGGCCTGATTCACAGTCTGAGTCATTTGCTGCTTCAGCGTGCTCATATTATCCTTATAAGCCACCAGGGTTTTAATCGACTCGTCACCCATTACAAGGTTAAGATCATGAGCCCTTTTAATGAGCTGCTGCATACCATCTTTTCCTAATGCTGCCAACTTAGGAACAACATGCATAGCAGACTCACCCATTAGCTTAGTCCCAAGCACATTTCGCTCAGTTTCATTTGTCATTTCAGACAATTTTGAGATCACCTTTGGATAAACATCGGCAACACTTTTCAATTTTCCATTTGAATCAGCTACCTCTATTCCTAATTTCTTATAGGCATCTACCTGAGCTTGCGTACCAGCAGCAGCATTACCCATACTGATTGCCACGTCTTTTAACGAATCTTCAACCTTGTCAAACCCTAAGCCAGCCTGATCAGCCACATAAGAAAGTTCTTGCAAGGTTTTACGTGCAAGCCCTGTTTTGATTGAACTCTTATCAATATTATCGGCATACTCAGCTGCTTTATTGGTGAGAACCGTTAAACCAGTAAAGGCAGCCGCAACCGTTGCGGTCATAGCTGCCATTCCTACAGTAAACTTCTTTAAATGTTTTTGTGATTTGGCGAATGAGCTCTCTAATTCCTTAGCGTCACCACCAATTTTCACCTGCATGTTTGCAATTGTCTTCTTCGTCGTCATACTCCCCAGGCTTTACTCATTTTCTCCATTTTGCTTTCAATCTCTTCATCAGTCAACAAATGCACTTCAATGGTTTCCCAATCATACTTCATCCACATTTTAGGATCAGTATATTGCTTTTCAGTAGGAAGCTGGAAATTCATATTAGCCACATGCCAAAAGCGTTTATCCTCCATCTCACGCTTATACTTTTCAAAAGCATTACGATTAAAAGCATCGAGAATAACAAGAAACTCACGCGGCGTAATCGTCATAAACTCAGAATAAGCTAACCTAAGACGACTTAGGGCCACGCCCAAAAATTCATCCCATAAGTCACGCTCAGAGGTTTCTACTTCTCCGAGCTGACTGCGTTTGGGTCAACTGGTCCCGTTACCGATTCCATATAAGCCTTCATCACCTGGAGAGATTCATGCACTTCAATCACATCCTCAATGTGAACAATGGTTAGATCCAATTCTTTTTCTTCCAGCTTAGAACCTTGCTTAATACCGAAGTAGGCAATAACTGCCACATTCTCAACACCAAACTTTTTAGAGTCAGCCATATCAGCAAACTCAAGACCTAAATGGGCAGCTATACCCTTGATAGCTGCCATACTAAACTTGCAAGGGTATGCCTTGCCATTTATTTCTATCTTCTTCATAGAGTCTACGATTAAGGAGCTGGAACAACATCAGGTGTTAAAGCACCTGTACCTTTCAATGTGGCGCTTGCAGTAATATTTTGTCCGTTTCCTGGTGTTCCTAAAGATGCACCACTCACCCAAACATTTCCCTTATAAAAGGTTTCACCTTCTAGAATACCTCCAAAGATCATTTCAACTACAGTACCAGCCATAAAAGCCGCAATCAATTCCTTACCACCGTAAGAAGCTCCTTTTTGCCACTGCAACTCAACAGCCACATCCCACGACTTTTTACCTGATTTGGTTGAGCTCCAACCTGCATCAGTATCCATAGTGGTATTATCCTTCTCTTCAGCAGAGAGATTTAGAGAACGCGAAACGGTTCCCATTATTTTATTATCACCTAGTTTCAAGATAAACTCCTGACCTTCCATTGGTGTACCTGGTGTATCTGGCATAACTATAAATTTTAATTATTAATTGACTTAAACGAATTCACTTTAAACTCAACCATATGATGATAAATCCCTTCATCAGGATCTTTCAGCTGGTTGATATCTTCTATGTAAAATGTATGTTTTGCACCTTCCGAGCAAACACCCGTAAGTCCATCAACATCTTCACTCACCTTAGCACTCAACTGCCTTGCATCAGCATAAGAAAGAGCCCAAACATCTACCTCAATTCGACTCTCCTTTTTTCCCGTTGGACCATCCATGGTTTTATCAGGAATAGAATCAATCACCTCATAAGTAATGGCTGGCAAATTGCTTTCTTCATCCAGCATTTGAGGTGCTACATCAGCAACAATCTTATCTAATATTACAACCAACAATTCCTCCATTACTTCTTCATTTTAGCAGCTTGTTTATCGAGATATTTCTGAGTGACAAAAGCCACTTCCTTCTCATACTCCTTCATCATATTTGCCTTTTCCTGATCGTAGGCAGGACGCATAAAAGGCTTCGCTTTATTATCAGGTTTGTATCGCTGGCCCTTTTTGCGATGCTTGGTATTATACCTCACAATTCCCCTGGTGCCAAACTCAACAAAATGAGCATACCAACCATCGAACTTCTGACGCTTACCTGTTCGTGGACCTATCACAATAGTAGAAACACCATTCTCTGCCCTTCGAGCTCGGGTTCCAATACTCTTTCTCAGGTTTCCTGTTTTGCTTGGCGCTTTTCGCCTTGCAGATCTGACCAAAGGTTTAGCAGCACGACGACCAGCAGCATTCAAGAGGCGCACATCTACCTTTTCGGGCAGCTTTTCAAGAATCTTTCGCAATTCCTTATCGCCTATCAACTGAAGTTCTCCACTCATGGCTTAGGCTTTTCAACCAACTCCTCACAATAGATTACCTGATAGATTTTGCCATCTTCCCACTCAACATCATCAATCCCATACAAGCGGCCTTCAAGCTCAATTCTATGGCTTGAATTTACATGTGGAAAGGCACGCACCACAAACACCTTTTGTTTGAAATTGCGTTTCATTCCTGCCTTCTCGGCTTCACTCCCTTTATAACTTTTTTGATGTGCCCACATATCGGCAAACTTGCTCCAGGCATGAATCTTTTCAGAGAAACGATTCTTTTCGCTCACCGAAATAAGGACCTTTATAGGCGTATCAAAATCAGTCGTTCTATATGGCATCAGCTAGCAATTAAAATCGATTCGAAATCTTATCATTTTCCATCAACATTCGAGCTGAATGCGGCACCTCATTGGTCACACGACCAACCACCACGCTCTCACGATTGTTGTAAAAATGCCCTACCATCATCAGAATAGCCTGACGCGCACTTGGTCGCAAGCTTGCAACATCAGCATAACCACACTCAAACTTAATAGTGATGGCACCCAGCACAGGCGCAACAACAGGCCACGACTTGTTTAATGCCGGAGCCAACCTTAAGGGCTCTGAATAATCAATACGACAATCTTCTAGGACCAGCACCTGATCGGCACCATCAGCATCAACAAATTTGATTTCCTGAATTGCCTTAACAGGATAGCGCATCAACTCGACAAGCTTCCCATTCGAAGGAAAGCTATCGAGCGTACACTTGAACTCAGATACATTAACAATTCGCCCCGTGAAATCTTCATAATGAAAAATAGCCGTGTTCAGGTAAGCCTGAATCAAAGTATCTTCAGTACCATCCTTGATACGAAGATGGTCTTTCACATCTTGTAACTTAATCAATGAGTTCTCAGCACTCGGGAATGTTAATCTATTGTAGTTCATTTCAGTCCTTTATAAAATCGATTATTCTAAATCAAGTAAAGC